AGGTAGTGAGCTTTTACAAGGTCATATTTGACACACCTGTTGCCGGTGCCTAAACCGTGACGAGCTTTCATTACTTCCCTCCTAACTCAAGCTTGCCATCCAAAACCGCTTCGACTACCGGAGGCATGGTCGATTCGACTCTTTTCCTGCATATTTTCCGCTTTTCCTCTTCACTTAAATTACTCCAATTTGGTACATAGTATTTTTGGTATTGTTGATATTTTTTCACAACCTTTCTCCCTTCGATAGTATTTTGGCGAAACGGGTACAGGATACACCAACTGGACACCTGTTGCAAATCCGATTAGGACCAGTTACGGGCGGTTTTCACGCCTGGACATGCTCAAATGCTCTCATTTTCTCCGCTAATCGCAGTTATGGCCCATGCCGGTTTCGGCCTGTCCAGTGGAGTGCACGCGCGTACTATCTTTAGTATACGTCATGATTATGGTTAGTGACAAAGACACATTGTGACGTTGTGACATTGTGACAAAGTGACATAGAGACGTTGTGACGTTGTGACGTGTCCAGTTGAACGGTGCGCGAGCCGAAAGGCGAGCATAATAAGGCACATAGGCCCAGGAGAGGCCTTGACAGGCTCAAATCTGTCCGGTAGAATAAGAAATAGGGACAAGTGGTTCAAATGATTGACCAAAGGGCACTTCATGGAGACTGAACGCGGTTCACTGGACAAATCCGGCAAAAAGGCCGAATATAGTGTCAAATGCCTCTTTGTCTCTTTCTTTCTCCGTGAGTGGGTGGCCAATCCAGGTCACCCATACTCATTTGTACTCAATCCTACCGAATTCTGACTGTGTAAATTTTTACCACCTCTGTCAATATTTTGACACCAATCTACAAAAATGTAGCTTTTTGCGCCCGGCCCTGTTGCGCCCCTCACACGGAGCGCGAGCTGAAGGCGAGCATGATATAGGAGGAAACCGCATGGGACCTTTGAACCCGGAAGAGAGCAAGGAACTCTTCCTCATAGCCTTTGAAGAATTCAGAGGCAACATCTCCCAGGCCTGCCAGGCCATAGGACTGTCAAGATCCACCTACTATTTCTGGATGGAAGAGGACGACTCTTTCCGAGACCGGGTCCGGCAATCGCGCCTCCTGACCATCGAAGGCAGGCTGGACAAGGCCGAAGCCATGCTCGACAAGAACATCAACAGAGGCCTGTCCGCCGATATCAAGTTCTTCCTGCAGTCCCATGGAGGACCACGCGGCTATGGCAAGAGACAACAGGTCACCCATGAGCTTGGTGAATCCTTCCGTGGCCTGTCCTATCCTGACGAGCCGGCAACCCTGGACGAGTGGGAGGCCCTACGTGATGCACGGGAGCAGGGTGAACAGGACGCGAGCCCGCAGGGCGAGCAGGATATACCATCCCAGGAGCCAGGCAACCAGGCTGCAGACCCTCACGCGCATGCACATAAAGAGGCACGCGCACGCGCACGCGTAGCAAAAACCGTGCCAAACGATCCTCCGGCAGGGCAAGAAGGGGGGCCTGCCAAGGCCGCCCCGCGTGGAGGGGAAGAGTCCCTCAATCAAAAACCTGTAGACCCAATTCCCGAGGAGTCCCTCACTGTAGGAGACGATAATGACTGATGCCGTCCGCTGGACAGTTACGCCGGATGGGATGGTGTCTATGCAGACTTTGACCCCGGTAGAGATAGACGCTCTGTTTAACGCCGTGGCCGGTTTGCGTTTGATGATAAAGGAGAAGAAACCGTGGTATATTCCCGACTCCGCTGGTGCGGAGCACAAGCCGCCCGAACCGAAAGAGATGACCATCTGCCCCATGCCGGATCCAGCATCGGCGGAATGCTCGTCTTGAGACTAAGCAAAGGCGGGCAGGGTGTCACGCAACGTTTTTGGAATTATATCCCCCTATCTACCCCGAGTCCCGGTTGGGGTCCGAAAAGGGGAGTCCCAATTTTTCGGGCCGGAGTCCCAATGCCCGTTTTGCGAGGTATATAAAGGTCAATACCACGGTATCCAATGCAGGACTCAGCTATCACTGAGCGAGAGCAGGCGAGGAGACGAACAAAATGTTGAAAGGATTGAAGAAATGGCTAAGACGAAACCGAAACCGAAACCGTGTTAGATTGCCAGCTGCATGGAGTTCGAGGCCGGAGGCCGAGAGTGCACGTCGAATAGAGCTTCAGATAGATCACCGGTGCTGCGTGTGCAACGCCCGAGCTATCCAGGCCCCGCGTGCTTTGGCCGGCTCGGATGGTGAATGGTATGGTGGATACTTTTGTATAACCCACTTCTGCCAGCCCGGATGGCTGGTGATTCACTAAGGAGGAGAAATGAGAGCAGGCCAGGTATATAAAATAGGCCCTATCCGGTTCGCGTTCAGGACGCACAATATACCGGGAACATGGCATAAAGAGAAAGGGCTCCGTCTCTACAACAGGATAGAAGTCATCATCTTTTGGACACGCAAAAAGTACATGGGATGGGAGAAACGGATGGAGGCGAAAGCTGCCCAGGTGTACACAGAACTAAAAAAATGGGGTTAAAGGAGGAGAAAATGGTAGATAAAGAGGAGATAGGCGTGCGCTTTACATATCACGCGCCGAAGGAAGGTCAGCCCGGTACTTATGAGGCAATCCGGAATTTTGCCGGGGATTATGCAAATTGCCTGCGAGCGCTGTGTCCGGAGTCCCGTGAGCTTTCTTTGGCAATAACCAAGCTGGAAGAGGTAGTATTTTGGGCCAATGCAGCTGTAGCAAGGAGGGAGAAATGAAAGGTACAAAACTTACAACCGGTGAAATGGATGAATGCATGGTGAAACATTTAAGAAAAGGAGGAGATGAAGTGCTGTCGTGCTGTTTCCCAGGACCGACCACAGACGACTCGCGCTGCAAAGATTTAAACTGGCCCAACAGACAGGAAGACAACTGGAAACACCGCAGCGAGAATATGCGTTGTTTGACCTGCATGTTCTTCGTTGTGAAGGAAGACGCCGCGCCGGTATACGGCATGGGAGACGCCCGTTTGGGCCGATGCCGAAAGCATTGTCCAACACTCAACGGTTGGCCGGCAGTGTATACCAGTGACTGGTGCGGGGATCATAAATTAAGGTAATCTTGTGCGAGCCGAAGGCGAGCTTGCACATCGAGTGATGAAATGAGCAGAAAACTACCCGTATATTGGCAGCCCCAGGAAGGCCCACAGACTCTGGCCGCTTTGTGCCCGTGTGACGAGGTCTTCTACGGCGGGACCCGTGGCGGAGGAAAGTCCGACGCTGCTATAGGTCGCCAAATCCGGGGAGCGGTGAAATACGCCCATCAATGGAATGGGATGATCATCAGGAGAAAATACAAGGACTTAGCCGAGATCCGTCGCCGCTTTGACGAACTCATAAAGCTCGGGATGCCGGCGCAACGGGTAGGCGGGGAGAATCAAACGAACTATGTCCGTTTTGGCAACGGAGCTTCAATCACCCTGGCCGCTATACAACGGCTGGAACAAGCTGATGACTGGTGGGGTCACCAGTTTACGGAAATAACCATAGACGAGGCTCCAAGCTTCTCCTTCATAGCCTTGCTGGTGGACAAATTAAAAGGTTCTTTGCGTTCACCACACGGAGTCCCATGCCGTATGTTTTTGACCGGCAATCCTGGGGGTCCCGGTGCTTCAGCAATAAAGCTGATGTACATCGATAATGACCCCCAAGGCACCGGGAAGGTCATCACGGAGGAGTACGATGACCCGATCAAAGGTGGAAAATTAGAATCCACAAGAACATTTATCCGGTCAACACTCTATGACAACAAGATCCTGGTAGAGAAGAACCCGAGATACGTCAACATGCTCCTGTCCATCCAGGACCCGGCTTTACGCGCCGCTTGGATAGAGGGACTTTGGGATGTTTATATAGGCCAGGCCTTTTCGTTTAACACGCAGCGACACATCATAAAACCGATTTGGCCCATACCGGAGGGAGCCCCTGTATATATGACATTTGATTGGGGTTTTGGGGCTCCATTCTCGGTAGGCTGGTGGTGGGTAGACTCCGATAATCGCATCTACCGCTTTGCTGAATGGTACGGGTGGAATGGTAAAGTCCCAAACGTCGGTAGCCGTTTGACTGACCATCAAATCGCTGAGGGCATATTGGAGAAGGAAGCAAAAATGGACCTCCTCAAGCGCCCGATTATCCGATTGGCAGGAAGGGACTGTTTCAACAAGAAACCTGATTATATGGGAGGTGGTCAAGGTCCATCTACGCAGGAAGAATGGAGAAATTACACAGCAAATCCCATGATTCAGCAACGTTTCCCCGGCGCGAAGATGGAGATATATCCTGGGGATCCGAGTAGACTCTTAAAAATCCGGCAGTTCCGGAATCGTCTCCAACTCCCCGAGGATCCGAATGAAATGCCGATGTTGGTGGTATATAGCACCTGCACCGAGTTTATTCGCACGATTCCGGCGCTGTGCCTGGATGAGAACAACGTAGAAGACCTGGAAGATCACCAGGAAGACCACATATATGACGAGTCCTGCCATATCTGTATGGCCCGGCCTGTAGGGCAGGATGAAGATATAATGGCCCGCGAAGCCAAAATAACCGCGCACAAAGCCAATGTTCGGAAGCTGGATACGGCAAGCCGGGTAGCGGCCGCTGAGCGCCACATGATCAATAAATATTACG